CGGGGGCCCTCGCATCATTAATTTGATGCTTTGGGTTTACCATAGAGGAATACATGATCATCCACCACTATGTCAAGTCTGAAGACCTTTTATTCGTCGTTAACCATCAACGTTTTTACGTTTGGCTCTTTCGACGTTATATTTTGTCTTCTATTGACTTTGCACATTTTAGTGAGTGTTCACGTGTAACATTTCTTCTGGAGTTTATTCGTGACCAGCGCTTTGCTGCGTCACTTACTTACTCCGGTCGAGTGTTATTTTCCGCCTTAGGTAACTCTCTTTAAACGTCCGATAGGGAGGTCGTACCTCTACTAGGGCATTTAACTACTACTGGAGATCTTATGTCTGAGCCGTGGTCTAAATCTACTATCAAGGGTAATCGTGTCGGATACGGTTCCCACCGTTCCGGCTACAATACCAATGGTGTTAGTTTTGACAACGACATACCATTAGCTCCTGTCACTCAACAGTGGCTTGCTAATGCATCGGGGTCTAAGAATCCTCGCTGGAAGGACCAGATTCGTCTTGGACAAAATGCCACTACTGGTTTTACCGGTATTGACTATGATGTCTCAGACTCTGTCTGGGCCAACGGCACACAGGAGCTCTTATATCGCGATGAGACAACTAAGAAAATGGGTTATACCAAGAGTGAGGGTTACGGTTATGCAACCGTTTTTCCTCCATCTGTTGGTAACTCAGGCTCCGTAGCTGCCTCAGTCGATAACCGTGCTAAGAGAAAATTCTTGGATTCATATCAGTCTATCAAGTCCTCTATCGAGGCTGGACAAGACTTTGGTGAATACAAGGAAACTCTTAACTCCGTTCTCCATCCTCTACATTCACTTCAGAAAGGCATGGTTTCCTATCTCAGCAAACTATCGAAAGTTCGCCGCCTTGGGAAATCAGCCTCTGCTCTGAAAAAGATTGTAGTTGACACGTACCTTGAGTTTCACTTCGGTTGGCAGCCCTTAGCTGACGATGTAGCTCATCTGATAGCGGATGCCGGAAGATTCCGGTTTCCTACCTATCCGATAAGTGCACACGCATCTGAGGTCTACGGCGGAGTGACAAGTACCCGTAGCTTTGCTATTGGTTTCTTGCCCTCAACCTTCCATCGTTATCGAACGACTGATCGATATCATGTAAGGTATAAAGGTGTCGTGCGTAGTGGGTCTTCAGGCTCTGGTCAGATTGGTTTAGATCAAGCTCTTAGGTTAACTCCTGAGAATTGGCTTCCAACTGCCTGGGATCTGTTACCTTACTCGTGGATAGCAGATTATTTCGTCAACATTGGCGATATTCTGCAAGGTCTTTCGTTTATTAACGCTGATTTGGTGTGGGGCTGTAAGACTGTGAGGAATGAGTCTACTAATGAGTTTTCTGATCTCATTTTTCAGGCTCCTCCTCCTATGTCTGATGGCTTCACAACTTATTTCGTTAATTCACAATCGATCTTCGGCGGTAACGCTATACTTAAATCACGTACAGTTTCTCGCTCAACGTTTAGCGGAGACGACTTAGTTCCGAGTCTTGAATTCAAGATTCCGACTTCGAAGTATCCGTTCCTAAATGTTGGTGCTTTGTTACTGCAACGTGGTAGAAGTTTAGTTCCGTTTTGGAAGTAGTCCTTTAAGGAGACACTTTGTGTCTTTCACTCTAACATCGCCCGTTACAGGCGGTGCTCAAACGGGTTTTACGTCTCCAACGTATACCCTTGCGACTGATACTGCTCCCAGTAATACTGGGAAACAGTACGCTGTGTCTGCCATTGGCGGGACACAGTCGGGGGTGGATTCTTCATCCTCCCCGAGTCGGCCGTTCACGATCACTCTTAGTAGGCCTCCTGTCCTTCGACAGTTACCTGCTTTGAATGCCGCGACCGGTCTCCTTCCGACGGTACCGAATAATTCGTACAAGATACTTGTTCGGAAAGGTGCTACTGTACTCTCTGGGCAGACTCCTCGTGTTGCACAGTGTGCAATCGAGGTTTCCGTTCCAGCGGGTGCAGATACTGCCGATCCTGCAAATGTCCGTGCGATGCTGTCACTTGCTATAGGTGCTTTGAATAGCATCTCAGCAAGTATTGGAGATACAGCCGTAACTGGAGTAATCTGATATGAATCAGATCTTTCAGTGGCTTCGTCTTCATGCGTCAGCCATTCTCGTTAGTGGTGTTGCCGTTGCTAAAGCTGGAGTCCTTTCTTCTGGACTTTCTGCTATTATCATCGGCATTGCTACTGCGATTGGGGCCTCTGGTTGAGTAATTAGCCAAGCTCCATTGGTACTATTACGGAAGGTGCAATATGAGCAGTCGCTCTGTCGCTCTTTATCGAGCCATTTGCTTAGATGTTAGCCATATCACAAAAGTGGATTCTTCCACTCCGTGGCCTGGCTCTACCTATCGTCAGTTTTGCTCTGCATATTTGCGTCACTCGATTATCCGAAAATGGATTCCGAGTGATACAACTAATGCTGATAAAGCTGCTTTAGATAGTTTTACATCGGCTAATACCCGGTGTAGAGAGTGGCGCTATCGTCCTGATAATGAACTCATACATCAGATTGTTGGGGAAACCCAACGCATCTTAGATGATTTTCTTCATCCGAACGGTCAGCCTCTGGTCCAGTCCTATTTTGACTTACTCAAGTCTGGTAGGCCTGGTCCCGGAGTCAGTGTTGGAGCAAAAGGTACTAGTTACTATACTAAGTACTTTGCCTCACCATTGACCACGACATCTGAGTACTTATACGAAGAGTATAAGCGCTATAGTGCTTGGATACCTTTCCTTTCCGATGCGGAATGCCACCGCTACGAACAGATTGGTCGTCCATCCATAGTAAGTGGTAGTAGGTGTAGTTTTGTTCCAAAAACTTCTGCAACAAGTCGTATGATATGTATCGAGCCCTCGCTGAATATGTATTATCAGCTTGGACTCGCACATTTCATTGAGGAACGTTTGAAGACCTATTTTCGAATAGATCTCTCAACGCAACCCTCAGTGAACCATCGACTGAGTAGACTTGGTTCGATTGATAATAGTTTTGCTACTATCGATCTTTCAAGTGCGTCTGATTCTATTTCTCTCAGGTTGTGCGAGATGCTATTTCCGAAGTGGTTCTTCGAACTACTTTTGACTTTGCGTTCTCATACAACTGAGATTAATGGAAAGACCTCTGCTCTATATATGTTGTCTACTATGGGAAACGGTTTTACATTTCCTATACAGACACTTATATTTGCTGCGCTTGTTAAGGCGGTTTACTCCGTCTCTCAGATTGACGGTGAGTCTTCTGTCTTTGGTGATGACATCATCTGTAAAGCGGATGCTTTCCAGCGTGTTGTCCTCTCACTTAGGGCATTAGGTTTCACTGTTAATCCCAACAAGACCTTCTTTGAAGGTGGGTTCCGTGAGTCCTGTGGTGCTGATTGGCTTCTTGGCCGACCAGTACGTCCAGTTTTCGTGAGAAAGCTAGACTCTCCATGGGATATCATGGTCGTCATTAACCAGTTAAACGATTGGTCTGCTTATACCGGGATTCCCCTCCGGGAATCCGTTCAGTATTTGCTCTCTTTAGTGGGTCGTAAGTTTCGTACTTATGTTCCGTTTGAAGAGAATCAAGACTGTGGTATACGCGTTCCTGTCGCTCTCATTAATCCTAGATATGATGGAAACCAAAGCTATGCTTATCGAGCATGGTCTAGGCGTCCATCACGTCTACGTATTTTTGAGGGGAGTATCCGTACTCCTAAAGGGTTAAAGGGGTCTGTTCTTTATAATCCTTCTGGATTATATTGTTCATTCCTTTTTGGCGAGTTGGTTCGCTTTGAGATCACGGTTAGGCATAACCTAAAATCTTATAGCTCAAAACTACGATGTACCCCTAGATGGGACTACATCCCTACAGGAAGTGTAACTAACGGAGTTACACTTTCATGGCAGCAGTGGGAAACTGCTGTGGTGACTAATCTCACCAACCCTAACTAGAAATAGTTAGCACGAAAG